AAGACCACCGTCTAAAACATCAACAGAGTCAATAGATCCTTGAGAAACTGCTGTAACATAAGCATCAAAAGCAGAATCTGTAGTAACATTATCAAAATACTCATAGTAATGCTCTTTATCATCAACTCTATATGGTTTAGTATATTTGATGATTCCTAACTCATTAAAGTCTAAGTTTTGATTTAAGTCTAAATCAAAATTTGAACTTTCTGGAATATAGTTATAAGTATTTCCAATTATGTATGGGAATTCTGGATTATCTGTGGTATCTAAAGTACAATAGTATGCATAGATGCCCTTTGGATATTCTGGGGTTATGGCAAATCTTCCATTATTTTCATCTAAAGTGCCATTATTTGTGAAAACATAGTCTTCAATACATTCTAAGGTTGATGGTGGACTAATTTTACTTCTAGTATATCCACTTCTCATTTTTATGATATTTCCAGTTCCATCCACATTTTCATATGCATATGGACCATAAATTGGACACCCATCAAAAGCCCATCCAACTATTGGAGAGTGCTTAGTTGAATCTATCCCAAAAGATTGTCTTAAATTTGAGTCTAAGAAAAATGTTCCATAGGTATTTCCAAATCTTGAATATTTTGCACCAAACAAAAATCCATTTTTAAGATTTGATGTTCCAAGTTTAGCAACTTCATTAAGAGTCCAATTAGTTAAACTGGCAGTTAGATTTAAATCTCTTCCTGATGACTTTATTCTAACTGTAGTATCTGATGAAGCATATCCAACTCCACCATTTACCACATCAACAGATATTATTTGATTATAACTTACTGCACCATTATAAATTTCTCCATTACTGACAACTGCAGTTAATTCTGCACCATATCCCTGACCTAAGATTTCAAATTCAAAATCATTGACATAATCTTGTCCAGCATTTTTTACTATGACTTTGATTATTTTGCCACTATCAATTAGAGGTAAAAATTCTGCATCATAACCCTCTTTAACTTCAATTCTAGGTCTTTGGTGAAGGTTTACAACCTCTCTAGAACCAAGAAGTTCTTTTGCTGGTTTTGCCAGACCTTTTTGAACATGTACTGATTTTACAGATCCTTGCACTACTGGTACAATAGTTGCCCCATATCCAGTTACTGCTGCAGCAGTTTTTTTGTACTTACCAGAGACTGTAACTTCAATTGGGGGATACTGAACAAAATAAGTTGTGGCAAAATCCAATCCAGAAACGTTTAAAATATTTTTCCTTGCAAAATCTGTAGTTAATCTAAAACTATCATCATCAATTTTGTCAATATAATAAATTTGTCCAGCAGTAACTCCACTAAGAGGGGATCCATCTTGAGTAACTACAACCTCTTCCCCACTCTTATATTGATGATTTTTAAAGGTAAAGATATTATCAAAAGTATTAATGTCTTCTGGAGCAAAAGAAAGTTTTTTATATTTAAATCCAGTTTGAACACCAACAAAAGAAACTTCATCAATAATTTGAATTTTTTCTAATGCTCTAAAATTTTGTACTCCACCTCCAGTAGTTCTAATATCTATTAAATTAGTTTTATTTACAGCATCTAGTCTTGATGGTGCTAATCTAAATGAAGTTGCAGCACCAACTTCAGCAATATAATAAACTGACCTATCTAATAGTGTACCATCCTCAACTACAGTTCCAATTCCAATGGGGAATGTTCCATTGGTTTCATACACAACTGCTTCCCCTTCTGTAAATGGATGGACAGAATCAAACTGGAAAGTATTGTCTACTGTTCTAACTACAGTATCCCTAGTTGTAGCATTAAATTGCAATTCCTTATCAATGTATCTCATTTTCACAGTAGTGGGAATATCTTTTCTATTTCCACCAGTAACTGTTACAGTTGGAGCTGCCTCATAGTTATATCCAGGATTTTTAACTCTAAGAGATTTTAATTCACCTTCCATTTCTGGAATTAAGAAAGTTTCAGTGTCTTCATCAAAGGTATTATTGAATATTCTAAATTGTGGTGGATTTGATAGACTATATCCATTACCACCATTTAAAACTTCAACAGTATCAATTTTTCCATAAAAAATCTTGTCATAAGATTTGTAATTTTGTATCTCAACTCCATTACAAAATATCCCCAAAGGTCCAGGTTCTGTTACTACCTTATTTTTTTGGAATCTTGGAGTTTTTGGTATTTTTTTGAATACTTTTGGAGTTGAAAATTCATTACCATAAATTCTAGAACTTTGAAGAATTATATTCTCATAATATCCAGCAATAAATCCATTTTCAGTTAGTTCTAGAAAATTTAATTGAACTGTATCTAAACTTTCTCTACTTTCTGATAAAGATATTAATGCTGGACCAAATTTCTTAACATAATAAGTATTGCCAGTATTAAACCCAACAGAATCAATAAATTCACTAGTCATGTCTCCAGTGATTCCATATCCAACAACTTTTACTGCTTCCCCATTGTAAAAATTGTGGGATCCCACTAAAGTGGCAGTATTGTTTGAATTAGCATCAAAAGTAAATTCTTTGATGTATGGACTTACTTCATAATCTGGAAGTCCATTTGAAGTTATGTAGTTGTAATTATCATCAGCATAAGCATCTTGAATATTTGCAGTATATTTGTCATTAATTTGATTGAATAATTTAGTAAAAGATATTGCTTTTGATTTTTTTAATTTTCTTCTAAAAAGAATTTCTTTACCTAAAATACTCGTGTCTTCAATTTTTTGAGTACTAAATTCTTTGGATAAAGCAGTTGAAACCTGTAAGTTGGAAAGATATACTTGATAGGTTCCTTGAGATCTAACATAAAGATCAACTAAATCATTATTTTTTAAGTTGTGCTCATATTTACTTAAAGCAAGTCCATTAGAAATTGCAAATCCTTGCTTTGAAAAAGATCTAACCCCAGCATCAATTTCTTGTACTGCTTCTCCACAATATATGGAAATTGGATGATTAAATTTTAAAGATCTTACAAAAATATTATTATCAGTATATCCAACATTATCTACTCTAAGTGGATCATCAACTAAAGAATAAGTAGAGGTTTCTGGGGCAAAAACTGAAAGTACATTGTTTACTCTAAGTTTTACTACATTGTTAATATCACCATCTTCATAAGAATAGACATAGTTAGTGGAGTATATTTCAGATTTTCTTTCTACCAAATCTGTAATATTTGCCTCACCAACTTTTGATACATGTAAGAACTGATTATTAGTTTTGTCTGTGTATTCATATTGATTTTCCCCAATGTTAAAGATTCCAGATTGGGGAAATCCAATAGTTGAATCTACAAAAATAGTATCAGATCCAGATAAAGCATCTTCAACAACATATGTTTTGTATGTTGGAATGAAAGTTCCAGATATTGATCCCTTTGGATTTAAGTTGTTTGAGTATCCAGAAAATATTCTAATTTTATAAAGAATTTTTCCATTTAGTTGATATGAGTCAACTGCATATATTGATCCACTTGCAGGTAAAACTTTAGAATTGTATGGGTCTGAATCCTGATATAAAGTCTGACCAGCAAGTTTATATGGATCCCCTTCAATTAAATCACAAACAAAAGTTTCAGTAACTATCCACTTGTCATCAGATGGAGTGAAGCAATATTCTCTTGGTTTTATAACCTTTACATCTTCTCCATAGAGAACCCTGAATAAAATTTTATACGCTTCATCAGTTCCTTTTGACTGATAAAATGTTTTTGCTTTGCTGATGAAATTTTGTGGATTAATTTCTTCAGCAAAATCTACATTTTCAAATCCAGGAGTGTATAAGTTTTTTTGTTTTTTGAAAAACTCTATAAGGAATAAGTTACTTAAATTATTAACTGTATCTCCAGATGAATGATCACTAGATTCAGTGGTGGTAAAAACTAAAAACTCATCATTTGTCTCTTGTTGAAGAGAATCTGCTCCACTAAACCCTCTAATACATCCAGTGAAAGAATTTGTAGTTATTCCAGTATAAGTGATAATCTCATCATTTATTTTTAAGAGACCATATGATTGAGGCCAACCATTAGTAGATTCTACATAAATTGTATCACTAAAAAAATCTACATCACCAACTAAAGTTGTTGATGTGATTAAATTGGTAGAATTAAAAGATGAAATATTTCTATACGATACCAAGTTTTCAGAGAGATCAACTGGTCCTCCCTGAAATTCCTGAGAATGATAATATTGCTTTAAGAATTCTGAAAAGTTAGGATTATCTTCTAAAATAAACTCTGGGATTTGGTTATCAACTAAATCACTAATCTTTACTAGCTTCTGATTTTCTACCATCTTAACTTCTTATTTTAGTTCCAGTGGAATGACTTGATTCTGGTTGGAATCTGCTTCCTGAAGCATTTTCTCCAGAGGATATAATATCTTTCACCATACTTATTGAACTCTTTCCAATATCTAATTTTAAGTAAATTGATTTTTTAGCAACTACATCATTGGAGTATGGAGTTGCTTCAATTTCAATGATATTATTGGAAAGAGCAGTAGAAGATACATTTATATTATCTATATCAATTTCACCAGTAATATAATCTACTGTTCCTATGTCTTGCTGCTCTGTTGATTCAGTTTCCCCATCAACAGAAAACAGATACAATCTTCCAGTTTTTAAGTCTGATTCTGGTTTGTCTGAAATGTAAACCTTTCTAGACAGACCATTAATAAAGAATCCTGAACTTCTTATATTATATCCAGATGGATCAACATAGAATCTATTTTCAAAACATACAAGATACTGTGTTGGTTCACCAATAATAGTACCAATATTTCTTCTTATTCTAACTTGTGTAATATTTGATGTTACAGAATCACTTGCTGTATCAATAAGTCTGACTGACTTACTGTACTTAAATCTTCCTCCAAATTTGTTTAGATCAGTTGAATTTGCATATGTTTGAAGTGAGTTGGAAATTTTTGTCTTCAAATCATTTGGAGCACCAACAAAATTTGAGTTATAGTAAACAGTTGATATCAATTCAACATACAGGACATTAATATCTACAAAGTTTGGTTGAATTCCTGCAACAGAATATTTCTTTAGTTCAGAGATTAAAAACTCTTTTGTTTGTTCAGAAAGGTAATCTGAATTTTTTGGTTTTGCTGCTATGAAAACTTTGCCAAATTGTGGTGGACTTAATTCTTCCCCACCATATGCAGTTACAGACTCTATGTTAGGATATATTGATGGTAGCAGTGATTCATAATCAGATGCAGTTACTGCTCTATATTGGGTGGAATATAATCTAGGAGCATAATACCTTACTGATTCTATAGATTGAATATCATCACCATTATTTGCTGATTCTGTGGTTATGATGACACCAACTGCTGATGAAATATTTGCACCAGTATCTGATACTATGGTTCCAGAGAAATCAAAATCATTAGCCCCATTACCCTCTTTGCCATTTGTTGTAATGTATGTGATGTTTACTTGATTATTGTTTTCAAGTTTCTTTCCAATTACCCCATCACCAAAGAAAACTTCATATTTTTCATCAGATATCTCTTGAATCAGAAAAACTGCAGAATTTTTATCTACACCAATAATATTTTCTATTGGCAAATATTCTCTTGAGGTTGTTGATTCTGAAGTTTCCTTTACATTAACTCTAATTGTAGATGTATCAATGTAAGGATTTGGTAAAATATATTTTTGATTTGGTTGGGAATTATCTACAACAAAGGTTTTTGATAAAAGAGTTCCCTCATAGATGGTTATATCTTCAAAAGATGCTTGTCCATTAGACACACCAACAGTAATATCCTCTGGAATAGAAAAGATATAACTGGTATTATCTAAATTTCCTGTACAAACTACACCTTTCTTTAAAGTTGCTGTGTTATAATCTGTATTTACGTCTGTTAAACTAAAGGTTATATTTGCTGTTGCTGCTCTTCTTGATAGTGGAACATACCCAACATTCTTTGCAAGAGATACTACGTTCTCTCTGAGGGTAGCACTATCAATAAATGACTCATTAACCACCATGTTGGTGTTGAATGCAGTCAGATAGGTATTATAGGCAAGTACATCAATTAATACAGAGAAGTTTGAACCTTCAAAATCAAAATCACTGAAGGTTGAATTTGCTCTTAGATAGTCTTTAATTGATGTTCTAATCTGGGAAAAATCCAGATTAGTAAACTGAGTTAGTGCCATTAGTATCTAGTTGGTTGTAATACGAAAGTTATTGCCTGTTGTGGTGCACTTAGACCTACAATATCATAATTAATACTCACTTCCATGGCATTATCTTCAGGATAGAGTTCAACATCAACTCTCTTCAATGCAACTCTAGGTTCAAAATTATTAATTACTGTACTGATTTCAGTTCTAAGAGGCTCTACAATAGTAAAATCTGCCAACTCAAAGAAGTAATTATCAACTTTAGACCCTAAAAGGGGATTAAAGAACCTCTCACCAACTCTAGTTCTCACTAGATTGATGACTGATCTCTTAATGGCATCCTCATTTCTTAGTGAAATGATGTCATTAGTGACTGGATTCCTCTTAAAAGACAGGCTTATATCTTTAAATCCCCTTGAGACAGATTCTAAAGGCACTTTGAGAGTCTATATTTACTTTTATTTATTGGGGTTTTCCATAAATTGGTTCAGTCCCATACTCCCAATCATCATAGTCCTCATCATTTCTAATTTTTTCATGAATCTCTGCCTGTTCTTTTAAGTGATGGTCTTGATATTCCATCACTTCTTGCAGAAATTTTCTTTTTTCTTCATACACATTAATGTGTTTCATTGATCCATAGTCAGATACAAGTCTATTTGTACCCCACATCTTCATCATGTACTCTTGATCTCTGTCTGATTGCATAATTGCTCCTGATTTTTGGTAAAATCAGAACTTTTTAAGGGGTTGCTATCCCTTTCAGAGGAAGTTTCCCAAAAATATTCATCAGTATCTCCCAATCTTCCCCAGTCTACACCATTTTCTACCTGATATTCTATGGTAGAAACCTTAAAATCTGGAATTTTTGGAGTTTCAGGTGTCAAACTGTTATCAAAGATTCTGCATCTATTGTTTGGATATAGTGCAAACTGTCCATTGACCAGTTCAATGAGATTAAATGACTTATGTTCTTGTGGAATTTCACTTGTACTGTAATCTATCACATCAGCACTGTTATGATAGTTGTCTAAGGTGCAGATATAATGCCCTCTAAGGGTGCCAAAATGCCTTGACCTTATCTCCCAGTCCATTGATGCAACAAACTGCTTACAGACTGTTGTAACACCATAATCCATACAGTTCCAAAACTGTAAATTTGGAAGGTCTAGGTCAGGGGTTGGAGTCTCAGGTCTAGATACAAATGCTGATATGGGCAACTTATCATACATTGCACCATACTCAGGTAAGTATGTCTCAAAATAAAAAGCACGCCCAGGCATCGACTTTGCCGATACCCAGACGCCCTCTACAAATTCTCCATGACCATCATTTAGGTCTCTGAGATATTCTTTTCTTACCCAGACTTTCTGTGCAGGTAGGTTAGTGATTAAACAACTCATGCATAGTCAGTGGACTAATACTATTTACCCTGACCACGATACTTCTTTTTAGCAGTATTACGAGAGGTTGCAGCATACTTAGTGTTCTTGCTGTTGCCCTGACGAGTGGTCTTAGGCTTGGATTCAATTTTTTGCCCACCAGTGAAAGAAGGACGCTTTGCCATAATTAATTTTCCTCTTTAATGATTTCAACTTTAAGATCCTGTGGATCAGGTTTCCCTACCTGGAAGTATGACTCAGATAGATCGTCCATAATACTGAACATCTGCTCTTCTGTCAACTCCTCAGGTATGGGTTTGTCCCTGTGTTTCTGTAAGGGAGTTCCTTTATACAGAATACGATACTTATCCATTAGATAACCCTTGTCTTTTCGTGACCAACTCTAATTGCTGGGTGACACCAGATATCAAAACCACACTTACGCTTGGCATCAAGACAGAATGAGACATCTTCGCCACACATGTCTTGTACTTCACCTGAATCAAAGACTTGCATCTGAGGAGCAAACCAAGGATACTTCATCTCAGGGTGCTCAAAGACGCCCTTCTTGATCAGGGTCCAACCAAATCCAGTATAGTCAACTGTAAATGGTTTCTTTCTATTCTGAATGGTATCAACCATCTCATGATTCATGACGCCTCCATTATTCTTGAAGTCGTCCTCATCCAACCAATGAGCAACAGAAGTGGTTCTACCATCCTCTGTGGCATACCAACCACAGGCAATGTCCTTGTCCATGTCAAAGACTGCCCAGAAGGCATTGGTGTTGAATACAATGTCACTATCAATCCAGAGTTGATAATCATACTCCAGTTTACCTTGCCAGGGCACCTGATCAGGACCTGCAAGTACATTAGCACCAAGACACTTACAACGTGCAAAGTTCACCATGGAACTATAGTCTTGGGAAATCTGAATACTTGCTCCTGACTGTACTAGATCAAAGCACAGTTGTACAAAGTTCTTTAAAAAGGTATATGATACACCACGACCAGGAAGGCAGAATACAATTGTCTTACCCCTAATACGCTCCTTACAACGCTCAATGTCAAATAGGGGTTGCTGCTCTGGTTCTTTTGCTTTTACTGTAAATCCTTTAGCCATAAGATTAATTCAATGTTGTGATGACGTACGTATCACTTCATATGATACTGGATTATTTATCCCCTGTCAATGAAAGAGATATTGGGGTACGAGCCCCTATAAGAAACTATGAATCTTTCTGAAGATCTGGATGAGGTGCATACAAAGGACCTTCATAATTGCGTGAAGGTTTCCCAAATTCAATCACATACTTCTCATAGCTACTGTTCCTGTCAACAACTACACTGTGGGTTAGTTCCCCTCCCAGTAACTTTGCTGCATTCTGCAACTGCTGCAGAGCTAACATCTTGTCTACTTCTTTCTTATTCCTCAGGAAGCCCATCACCATCCTCCTCTACATGAGTGTCAATATTAATAGTAAACTCTTCTACCTGAAAGTCTGTCTTGATTCCTGCATGGATCATCTGGGAAAGTTCTGTGAGCGACTGCTGGCATTCTGCCAATGAACCCTCACAAAACACCCTGTCTCTTGCAATCAACTTGTAGGGCATTTTTTACCTCCAAAAAATTTTTTCTTATAATGGGACCCAATTATATTTAATCCCTCCCACAGGCAAATTCCAATATAACTGAACTCATCCCAGGGGCTGGTCTCTGTGCCATACACATCATTATAGAGCAACCTTACAGGGGATTTTTCACCCCAGAAAATTTTTTTAATCACTTGAAATATCTCTCTCTGTTTCAAAGTTTTGTAGGTTAGGGATGTTTGCTTTTTTCGCATTACCCCTTCAGGGTAACACAAGGGGCACAAAAACCCTGCTAATTCACTATAGCATGGATCACACATTTTGTCAACCCCTATACACTGAGACCCACACATTTCACTGAGACTAACACTGAGATTCCACACTGTTTTATACTGTTTTCCAC